TGAGCGTGTCAGGTTAGCACAAAGACGACTAAAGGCTCTTAATGACGCCTTCTTCGATAAAATCGACGACATAAATAACCTCAGTATTACAACACTGTCGAAGATGATTCTTGAACATAATAAAGAAATATCTGAATTGGTTGATAACAAAGTTGATAATACTAAGAAGGATATCTCTATTCTTATTGTTAATCATTACAAGAATCAAGGTAAGCAGTACAGTGATATTGATGACTTGCTAAATGATCCTGAGTTTAATTTCCCAGTTATTGATGCGGATTTTGAAGATGCATGATCAAATAGCTGAGAAGATATTTAATAGATTTCATAACGATGCTGCCGGTTTCTGTAGCGCATTTACCAACATATTCTTTGATACAGATGGTAAGAAGCAAGAGCCTTATCCGCTTCAAGTTGAATTTATGAACTTGTCTAAGCCAGATGAGAGGATTGTTTCAGTTGTCAAGTGTCGGCAATCAGGTTTTACAACATCTATTAAGGCTAAGGCGTTGCATGGCGCGTTTTTTGGCAAGGTTCCAAACTTCTTAATCGCTTCTGCTTCACAATTACAGGCTACTAAAGTTCTTAGGGAAATTAAAGAGGCCGTTTATTCGATGCCTGAATTTATCAGGCCAGAATTTACTAAAGAGACTGAAACGGAATTGCATTTCGCATCCGGCCCTAAACTTGTTTCCTTGCCTGCCAACCCTCAGACCGTTCGAGGATTCTCCGGCTCAGTTGCACTTGACGAGTTCGGTGTATTGAACAGAAAAGACTCTGAAGCACTATACGAAGCACTTTTACCGACATTGGTTAAAGGCTATAACATGGTTGTTGTATCGACTCCGAAGGGTAAGGATAATCTCTTCTATGATCTATGCAATCCTAAATTTGATGATTCAGGTGGTAAGATCGGTATTAGGTCAGACAAGATTATTCGAGTACACTGGACAGAAGTTCCGCACGTTAAAAAAGCGGTCATCGAAATGGACTTGCAGAATAAGATGACTAAGAAATCATTCTTGCAGGAGTTTTGTTGCGAGTTCGTTGATGAAGAAGATAACAGTTTATTTGACGCTGAATTAGTACAGGGGCGATTCGTTGACAAGGGTTTAGAGTTTATAGACGCATCTAAGGTAGATTTTATTCCCGGCGATGAATGTCCTGAGAAGTTAGTTAGGAATGATGTTCGCGCTCAATATGATCACATCTTCGCAGGCTTTGATCCTGCAATTTCATTTGATGGCTCCTGTGTTTCTGTATGGGGAGTTAAGGATGACGAATGGACTCAGTTGTTTCTTAGGATCTTGCCAAAAGGTATGGAGGTATCTGCACAGTGTGATTATGTCAGTAGATTGGCACAATTATTTAATGCGACTAGAGTTGGGCTTGATGCTACTGGCGGTATGGGCCTTGCATTTCTTCAGAGAATGAGAGATACTAAGATAGCACACCTATTGCTTCCAATTACCTTTAGTTCAACATTTAAGACTAAAGAATATGCAGAAATAAAGAATAAAATGCAATGTCATTTGATGAAGTCACCAGAGCATCACGAAATGATTAAGCAATTTATGAATCTAAACTATAATCCCGTAACAGGCAGGATTGCTGCTGCGGGTTCTTGGCGTAATAATCATGATGATATCCCTTCGGCAATCTTATGTGCCCATGCTTGCAGGGCAAAAAGAAACAACAGTGGCTTTAGTATAATTTAGTGGAGATAAGTATGAACTATAACGATAACGATGAAGAAGTTAAAAGGGTGCTGGAAGAGGAATTATTGAAATTCCCTACCAATGTAACGGATTTAAAAGTAGTTCCTAGCATTAGTGCATTGCAGGAAACTAAGGTTTCTACAGCAATTGGTGCTAAGGATATCTATGATCGCAACTATTCATCGAAAACTGGTGTGCCATTATCACACCCGCTCGAACTAATGACGCTAATTATGAATGAGAACTCTTGGGTTGACCTTGGAATTAAGACCATTGCATCCTCGTGCGCTTCTTCAAGCCCTCTGTTCAGGATTTTCAGTAAGGCTAATGGTAGGAATAAACTGAAGGCTTCTAATTCACGTAAAGAGGCTTTGGAAAACATTCTCGCATTTCCGAACCCTCATCAAACTGGCTACGAAATGTTCCTAACCATTTTTGAGAATCTTGCTGGATACGGCAATGCTTACGTTCAGATTATTCGTACCAAAGGTGGCGAAATTCACTCATTGTACACACTGCCGCCTGAAACAATCAGGATTATCCCTTATATTGATAAGTATGGTATTCTTCACTGTGCTTATTATCAGAAGAATGTATTAAGGCCGAAGGATATTGATATCTATTTAGAGAGCGAGATTATTCACTTTAAAGATACTAATACTAAGTCTTTTCTGTATGGTATGCCGCGCATTTATCCTATCATTGGACATATCACAGCCAATACTCATTCCATGCAAGCAATTAATAACTGGTTTGAGGAAGGCTTTTCTGGTGGCGCTATTTTCAAGATGGATGCAGACGAACTTGTCGCACAGCGAAACAGGGAGTTCTTGAGGGATCATTACGCTGGGGCTGCAAACTACGGCAAGATTCTACTACTTGAAGGTTCAACTGAATTAATTTCTGATGGGAATAAGTACATTGGAAATATTAAATTTGAGGAAATGTCTGCAATCGGACGTGATACGATTCTATCGTGTATGGGTGTGCCATTATCAATGGCTGGTGTTCGTTCAGATGCCGGTATGGGTAACGCTGAAATCGTTGCATCAGAAGAGAAGGCTTTCAAGCGTAATACTATTGATCGTTACCATAAGATTGTATTTGGTAAGTTGCAGCAGAAGTTAATCCGCGAATTTTTAGAAGATAAAGATTTAATGATTGAGCCGGGTACACTCTCTAAATTCGCACTGAAGGATTCAATTGATGCAGTCAGGGCACTTGGTGAAATTGGCGTTAGCATTGGCGAAGCGCGTGAAATGCTTGGCATGCGTTCGCTTGAAATCGAAGAAGTTAACAAGACTATGGTTATTAGAACTAACAATGGCCTTGTGCGATTTGAAGATATTATCGGATTGAATCCTGACACTGGTGAGGAAGTAATGACGCTTGTTGATAAGTCAATGCAGTTGAAAGTTGATATGACCGGAGAAGAGGCTGGTAAAGGAGACTCTGAGTTGGATAAGAAAGTTAATGAACTCACTTCCGGCTCTAGCGGGTTAGGTGGCGATTTAAAAGACTTAGTTGAAGGTAATTGACATATAACCGCAATCTGATATAATTGCCTTATGGACTATTTAGAAGAGTATAAAAACAAAGTCGGGGAAGCAAACAAGATCTGGCGTGAGGACATAGTGACTCACGACCCGGCCTTGTTGCGTGAGCAGATTAAAAGGACATTCCTTCTTATTCCAGATATGGCGACACTTGCTTCTAAAGCAGAGCGCGATTACAGAAAAGAAAAGATGGAATGCGTTCTTAAAGCACCTGCTGATTGTAAAGGTGAAGGGCGGCGAATTTGGCTGGACGGTCAGACTAGCGGCCTTCGTTATCAACGCGATGTTCTTGAGACTTTGCACAGAGGCTTGATAAGCAAGGTTAGTGCGCAGAAAAGCATCTTGGCTTCGTTGGTTCAGGAAATGCGTGATGTTGGGTTAGACGAATGAGTTGCGATGTTTCACAGAATTGCTCAAATAATTATAGATGCTTTGAGTGTAGTTTTGACGGCGATAAGTATAGCCCTTATGGTGTTAATCTCTACGCTGCGATAGACAAGAAAATTAAACATCCTTTAATTATTAAGAGCAAAGAAGAGCGTAAGGATGCTAAGAAAGCTGATAAGCTTCAAGTCAAGCGCGAAAAAGATAAAGAAAAGGTTTCACTTTTAAAGAAAGCTAACAAGGTTGAAGAGGCTGTAAAGTCTACACTCAATTCTGGTAGAATTAATAAAGATGGTGATTTAAAAGCTGATGACTTAATCATTGATGTTAAGCTGCAAAGTACACGTAAAGACCCTGTTATAAAGGTTGATGAATTTATAAAGGTTAATAATGATTGCATAAGGGCCAATAAACAATATGGTGTTCTCTGTATAGAGAATAAAGATGGTCAAAGGTTCTATGTAATTAGTGAAGAGTTGTTTAGTAGTAAATTTTTATAGGTTTTGGGGGCGATTTTATGAACATATTAGTTACTGGCGCTGCTGGATTTATAGGTAGAAACTTCGTATACGGACATTTTACAGAAGGCACTAATCTTTTTCTAGTAGATAAAATATCCTCTGCATCTAATACCACTTCTTGGAAACATTTTGAATTTATTGGCGCAATTGAACAATCCTGTATAAAGGATGTTGTAACTTCTGACATTTCTTACATTTCATCGAAATACTTGGAAGATAATGGGATTACGCATGTTGTAAACTTTGCAGCAGAATCGCACGTTGATAGATCAATTACTAATCCAGTACACTTCACAATGTCTAACGCTGTATCGACTCACTTGTTGTTAGAAGAGTGTCGTAAGTACGGCAAACTTGAGAAGTTTATTCAAGTATCAACTGATGAAGTTTATGGCTCATTATTGACACATGAAGCGCCATTTACTGAACAAAGCCCATTAAAGCCAAGCAGCCCATATTCTGCAAGTAAATTAGCACAGGATGTTATTGCTATGGCTTATTATCATACCTATAGACTGCCTGTATGTGTCACTAGGTGTTCAAATAACTATGGGTATGGGCAGAATGAGGAAAAGCTAATTCCGAAGGTAATTCAGCAGATGCTTTCTAATAAGCCAATTACAATATATGGTAATGGCAGTAATGTGCGCGATTGGATTCATGTTGACGATCACTGTGATGGAATTAATCTTGTTATTGAAAAAGGTGTTCCCGGAAATGTTTATAACCTTGGCGGCAATAACGAACTCAGCAACATAGAAATTGTGCATAAAATACTTAAAATTTACGAGGAAATCACAGGCGAAGATAGAAGTAATTTAGTGACATTTGTTAAAGACCGATTAGGTCATGACCAAAGATATGCTATTGATAACTCATTTGCTAAAAAAGAACTAGGATTTAATCCAAATGTTAATTTTGAAGATGGCTTATTTGGTTGTGTTGACGGCTATATTCACGAGAAGTATTCAACATGAAAATTGGAATTGGCATAACAACTAGGAATAGAAGTAAGTTATTAGAGATAACTTTATCCAATATTTGTAAATATTGGCCTGATTACGACGTTAAGTTTGTCATATCAGATGACAGCACCGAAGAATCAGTCGTTGCGCTAAATAAGCAATTGGCTGAGAACTTCGGCGCTGAATACTTAAATGACTATCAAAGGAAAGGGGTTGCCGGTAACAAGAATCAGTGCTTAAATGCCCTTAAGGACTGTGATTACCTCTTTCTATTTGACGATGATTGCTTCCCAATCAAGCAAGGTTGGTGTGAATTTTTAATTGATGCCCACAGGCAAACTGGCATCCATCACTTCAACTTACTAGATTCTAGCCTGCATTATGAGATAAGGCGTAGACAAGTAGGCAGTTTTTGTGTTATTGAGTGCGGCAATTCTGGCGGCGTTATGATGTTCATAACTCAGGAAGTTGTTAAAAGGGTTGGCGCATTTAATAAGAATTATGGACTATACGGATTTGAACATTGTTCTTATTCCAAGAGGGTAGAATTAAGTGGACTCCAAAACGGATTTGCCGGAAATACTACTCTTCATGATTTACATGGCTATTTATTTTCTGTGGATTACGGCCAGTTTCCTGTAAACCCAAATCACGAACTTTATAAGTTGACTTTCCCAGATGAAAGTGATAAAACTATACTACACTCGTCTATGAGTAGGGATGAGGTTCAGTCTAGCATAAGTAAGAACTCTAGTGTTTTTATTAGTGATATTTCTGGGCCAATTTTTCAGGAGTTGTAGAATGGCGAATTTACATACAATAATACTAGCGAATACTGCTAATCAGTATATACGCAATATGACGCAGAGATGCATTGATACTCTGTGGGAGCATGGCGAAGCCGATAAAAACGAAGTCGTAGTCGTTGAAACTCAGCCGCAAGGAACTATAGGAGCAGAATACAGGGGCGCAATATCAATTTATCCAAATGAGGCATTTAATTATAATAGGTTTCAGAATATAGGATATAGCTTTTTAAAAGAAAGATGCAAGTTCGATGCTGAGTACGTCCTTCTGGCTAATAATGATCTTGTGTTTCATTCTGCTTGGTTTAGCGCGTTGACTAGAGTCCTTAACTCGGGTTACGATTCAGTAAGCCCGAAATCAATCGGATGGATGTTCCATAACAAGTTTGATAATACAGTTCATGAAGGTTGGGGAATTGGCCATGAGTTCGCTGGCTGGTGCCTCCTGTTTAAAGCATCCAGTCTTGAAAAACTAATGCCTC